CTTAAGCCTAAGCGTAGAGGACGTAAGACGCTTTGGTGGTGACGTAAGCTACTACATCGAAAGCACAAGAGAAACGAACGCCATAGCAAATCAAAACGTGGCGTATATCGAAAACAAGGAGCCGTTTTAATGAACCGCATACAAACGATCAAAGAAGCGCTTGGCGTAAATGAAACACAAGCACTAATCACAGCAGAGCTACTTAAACCGCTAAAAGATGAGGATATTATCCCATTTTTCGCATATAGGACAAGCTTTATTCAACCAAAGCAGTCAAGCGAGCTAATCACAAAAAACGCCGTAGCAGCTTTTAGAAAACAAAAAGCACTAGAGATGATCAGCGAGGGGAAATTTAGTTTTAAAAATATTGAGCAGCTGGTCGAGTTTGTAAAAACCTTTTTTCGCAATGAGAGGCTTTGCTATGGCACAGTCTATAAAGATTTTGTAATTATTGGCGTTGATGAATACGGCAACTTGATCAACCACTATCAAATCAACCAAGCAGGCAAGCCAGTACAGCTAAGCAGCGATAGCGAGGCAGAAGTTTATGCGTGGCTCTTTGAAAACCAAAAGCGTATCGGTGTGATCAAATACGTGAGCGAAAGAGAAGTAAAAGAAAAAGAGAAAGAGCAAGCAAAAATAGAGGCGGCGAATAATGCAAATTTGCTCCCAGCTGACCCAGACGCACCGATAAAAATGAGCGACGAGGCAAGAGCAAGGCTAAGGCTTGGGCTATCTGCCATTGCGGTAAATATCGCAAAGAGGGCGTGAGATGAAAGCCGTATATATCACAATAGCCGAAAACGGAGCTGGCATAATCGCAAAAGTAGCAGACGAAAACAAAAAGATACTTGATAGCTTTGAAGTAAGTCGCAAGGACGCAAGCGGTGTGCTTGAAATAATGAGAAAGTGGAACGAGAAGCACAAGGACGAAAAGGAGGCTAGCCTTGATATATAACTCTGCTCCCTTGCCTTTTCAAGGACAAAAAAGAAACTTTATTAAGCAATTTAGGGAGCTAATAAAAGATGAGTTTAGAGCACACCGAAATGGAATTTTTATTGATGCTTTTGGTGGCTCTGGACTACTTAGCCATAATATAAAGCAAATTTACCCTAACGCAAGGGTAATTTACAATGACTACGATAATTACAGCGAAAGACTGGCAAACATAGAGGCAACAAACGAGATTTTACAAGCAATAGAGCCTATCACAAAAAAATATAAAAAGGATGAAAAAGCAAGTGAAGAGGATAGAGAAAAAATTATAAAAATTACAGATGAGTATATAAAGAGAGGATATTCCATCGACTGGCTAACGCTCAGCTCAAGGCTTCTTTTTTCTGGTAAATATGCTCATAATGAAGATGAGTTTAAAAAAGAGAAAACATTTTTTATAAACACCTCAAAAATGTCTTTATATCAAGCAAATGGTTATTTAAAAGGCGTTGAGATCGTCCGCAAAGATGCAATGGAGCTGATAAAAGAATTTGACGGACAGGACGTCGTATTGGTTTTAGACCCACCATATTTACAAACAAATAAAGCAGGCTATAAGTGCTTTTGGGAACTAAGAGATTTTTTAAAGCTAATTAGGCTAGTGCGAGAACCTTTTATATTTTTTTCAAGCGAAAATAGCGACATTTTGCCATACATAGACGACCGTGTAGAGTGTGGTGATGAAGTTTTTAAAGGTTACAGCCTGAAACAAGCAAAGTTAGCTAATGGACAAGCAAAGACTGATTATATGATTTATAAGAGCGGATCAAGGGGGCTATTTTGAGACTAACACGAAGTGAAAACAGAGCCTACCAACTAAGACTACTTGAAGCGTATCCACTTTGCCAAATATGCGAGAAACAACAAAGTATAGAGTGCCACCATGTACGCTATGGCAGATTTGGAGCAGACAAGGACGATAGTAAGCAAATAGCCGTTTGTAGAGAGTGTCATCAATGGTGTCACGCACACAAACACAAAAGTATAGAAAAATACGAAGAGGTAGCAGATGAGAATTGGCAACGTTTCGGCGATTGTTAAAAGCAAATATGGCAACAAAAAAACCAAAGGCTTTGATAGTGCCAAAGAGTGGCGACGTAACCAAGAACTAGAAACCTTACAGCGAGCAGGCGAGATAAGCGAACTAAACCGCCAAGTGCCCTTTGTATTAATGCCTAGCTACACAATAGCAGATGAAACAACAAAACAAGGCTTTAGAACGATCCGTGAGATCAGATACATAGCAGACTTTACATACCGCCTTAAAAATGGCAAGCGGATAATAGAGGACGTTAAGGGAATGCAGACGGAGGTTTTTAAAATCAAGCGAAAACTACTAGAGAGAAAAATAGCCCTTGGAGTAATAGAGGGTGAGTTTAGGATTTATTAGAAAAATGGATTTGCCTAATTTAAAACATTTAGACGTATTTTATGCCGTGCTTGATAAGTTTTACCCAGGTTGGGAAAAACGAGAGGATCATTATTATTTAACGGAAATTTCGTTTTTAATAAGGGAAGTATTAAATAGCCCTTATACGGACGAAACCGTTATTAATAATCTAAGAGTGAGCGAGGTAAAAAAATACCAAGCTGAACTTAACACGATACTAAATACGCCTAAAGAATTTTTAGATTGGGTGTTAAAGCATAGAATGACAGCAAGTAGGCGCAAAATGTGTCAAAGTAAATTTATAAAGCCTAAACGCAAATATAAAAAGAAAAAATATCAACAACCGACTTTATTTTAGGGGTAGAACGTGGGGAAATTAACCGACAAGATAAAAGAGCAAATAATAGCTGACTACAAAGCAGGGATAAGCCAAAATCAGCTAGCAAAAAACTACAAGCTAAGTCCAGCTACTATTAATAAGCTATGCAAGAATATCCCACAAGAAAATATCGAAATAGTGAATACTTTAGTGAATACTGCGATAGCGACGAATAGGGCGTTAGAGGGTAAAAGCCAAATAGAAGTGAATAGTATAGAGCGAATAGTAGATGAAAAAACAAGGCATTTACTATATTTTCAGAACGCAGCGCTTAGAAATCAAAAAATAGCCGATGAGATGCTAGAGATGAGCGATAAGATAGCAGACGTTGAAGCTCACAGTAGGATAACAGCAAGGAATAAAGAGACTATATTTGGCAAAGAGCCACAAACGATTATAAACAACACCAACGCGCAGCAAACTGAAGTAACCGAAATTAGGCGAACGATAGTAAAGCTGGATAAATGATAATTGATTTAAACACTGCCCCAATCTTTGAGCCACTATTGGAAAATAAAAGATACAAAGGAGCTAAAGGCGGACGTGGTAGCGGTAAAAGCCATTTTTTCGCCGAGTGTATAATTGAAACAATGCTAATCAATCCAGCTGCTCGCATAGTTTGCATAAGAGAAATTCAACGCTCGTTAAAATTTTCATCAAAGGCCCTAATAGAAAGCAAGATAAGCAGCTTAGGCGTAAGTGAATATTTTGAGATAACACTAACCGAGATCAGAGCTAAGCGTGGCAATGGCTTAATAATTTTTCAAGGTATGCAAGATCATACCGCCGATAGTATAAAATCGCTAGAGGGCTTTGATATTGCGTGGGTAGAAGAAGCACAAAACCTGAGCAAGCGAAGCCTAGAGCTTTTAAGACCAACTATACGTAAAGAAAATTCAGAACTTTGGTTTAGCTGGAACCCTGAAAACGAAACGGACGCAGTGGATAGCTTTTTTAAACAAATGCAAGATAACCACGCAACCGATTATGTTTTAATACATGCAAATTTTAGCGATAACCCATTTTTGCCAACCGAACTATTTAATGAGCAAGAATACGACCGTAGGTTTAACCCTAGCACTTACGAGCATATATGGCTAGGCGGATATAATACAAAGAGCGACGCACTAATTTTCAAAGGCAAATTTAGAGTAGAAAGCTTTAACACGGACGGATTAGACAACCCTTATCACGGCTTAGACTTCGGTTTTGCCAACGATCCGACAGCTGCGATAAGGTGCTATATACACGATCACAAACTATATATAAGCCACGAAGCTGGAGCGGTAGGGTTAGAGCTTGATTATACGGCGGAGTTTTTAAAAGAACGTATCGAAAATATACATAAATATGTAATAAGAGCCGACAACGCACGCCCTGAAAGTATAAGCTATTTAAAAAGACACGGACTAAGTATGATAACGCCAACAATAAAAGGCAAAGGTAGCATAGAGGACGGCATAGAGTTTATACGCAGTTTTGAAGCAATCATAATACACGAGCGCTGCGTAGAAACGGCACGGGAATTTAGACTATACAGCTACAAAACCGATCCATACAGCGGCGATATATTGCCACAAATACTAGATGAAAACAACCACTACATAGATGCATTACGTTATGCCTTAGAGCCACTAATAAAAAGCAAAACAACAATTTGGGGACATATTACAAGCCGAAGCTAACACCCAAAAACGCCCTATTATTAATCAAAAATAAAAGGCGGAATAATGGGGCAAAAAATAACCGATAGCTTAGAAAATCTAGTGACTAAAATGGGGCAAATGACGGCGAATAGAGATTATACGCCGTTAATAGTTACTAATACACAGCTTTTAAACGCTTACAACAACGGCTGGATAGCTAAACGCTATATTAAAAAGACGATAGGCGATATGTTAAAAATGGGGCGTGAAATCGACTGGGACGATATAGACGAGGAACGCAAAAAAGAGTTTTTTAACGCTTGCGGTAAGCTAGAGATTGAGGGCGTTATTAAGGACCTGCTTTTTAACGTTTTGCTTTATGGCGAGGCGGCGATATTAGCCGTAACTGACGCAAGCGAGGAAGCCTATCAACTCCCATTAATGCAAAATGAAACAATTAAACAATTTATTGTATTTGGTAAGGGCGAATTTAAAGCAAGGAATGCAGAGCATAAATTTAACCGACCTAGCCTTTATGATGTAAAGGGCGTTAAGACACACGTTAGCCGTCTTTGTATAGTCCAAGGCGGAATAAAAAGCTATGGCGTAAAGCAACGTGAAAGCATAAGTGATATAGCCACCGCCCTTGATGTGATAAAGATGTTTGACACTATCACGCTAAGCGTTAGCGACTTGATCGAGGAGTGCAAAATAGATATTTATAAAATGCACGGGTATAACGAGCAAATAGCAACGGGCAATGAAGACGAAATTTTAAAGCGCTTAAAATTAATCAATTCAGCAAAAAGCTACACCAACGCTATCGCTATGGATATGGAGGACGACTATTTAACCAAAGAAAACAATTTAACGGGAATAGCCGAGCTTTGGAGTAAGAGTTGTATTGTAGTAGCTGGAGCATTAAACCGCCCTATTAGCATACTATTTGGCGAGGGGGCTGGCGGATTTAGTAGTGGCGAAGAAGACAACCGAGCATATTATGAAACAATCAACGAACTACAAAACACATTATTACGCCCAGTTTATGACTTCATCGATCTGTTTGTCCTAGGCGAAACCCTAGAATACGATTTTTACAGCATAGACAGCCTAAATGATAAAGAAAAAGCTGAAATTCTAAACGTAAAAAGCACGGCGTTAGGTAATTTGCTAGATAAGGGTGTAATAACCGAGGCGATAATTTTAAAAGAGTTAAAAGATGAGGGTTTGATTAAGAACATAAGCGCTGAGGATATAAACGAAGCCGAACTTTTAGCCCAAAAGTTAGACGAGCCAGCCGATGAAACCGACCTTATCTGAGCTATTTAATAAAAAGCGAAATAAAGAGTTTAAGCCAGTGCAACCTAGCAAGCGTGCAGAGGTTAAATATCGCAACGCTTTATTATTACTAATTGCTTCTTTAAAAACGGCGCTATTAAAAAGGCTTAGAGCGTTTTTGCTGGGTAATCCTAGCGACGCCGAAATAATAGAACACACAACCCATATACTAGACGGACTGCGAAAAGCCGACACATTAGACTACGCCAAAAGATTAAGCCGAGGCGTAGTTAGCGCAGTAAATGAAACCAACAAAGAGCGACTAATCCAAAACGTACAAAAAGGCACGGATATAGACCTAACCCCACTAGTAGGTGATACCGCCGTAAAAGCAAAACTAGATGAATACATAGCCAAAAATGTGAGCTTGATAACTTCGGTTAAAAATGACTACCTAAGCGATGTGGAAAAAGCGATAAGAGAGAGCTATTTAAAAAACGGAAGAGCTGAAAATTTAGCCACGATCATACACGAACGCACGGGCGTAAGTAAAAGCAGGGCTAGGCTAATAGCTAGAGACCAGACGGCAAAAATAAACGCCGAGCTAGATCAAGAACGCATGCAAAATCTAGGCGTAAAGCTTTATATTTGGCAAACGGCTAAAGATGAAAGGGTAAGGCATACACACGCGAATATGCAAGGCGTGTTATGTCGTTTTGATGATGATAGCGTATATAGCAAGGACGGCGGCAAAACGTGGATAAAACGAGAAGCGGACAAGCCGAAATGCAAGCCTGGCGTTGATATACAATGCCGATGTTTTGCAAAAGCAATTTTAGGGGTTTAAATGGATTTTAAAATAAACGATGACGGCTACATAATAACAAAAGCCAAAATGGCAAGTATTCAGCCCATGGAATATCTAGGCGAGGAAATAGGACGCACCAGCGGCAAGGTGTATAAAGTTTTTAGGGATGAAAAAGAAGTTTTTAGCCCTGAAACGATAAAAAGCTTTGAGGGTAAGCCACTAACGCTAACACACCCAGACGACGACGTAACAGCCAAGAATTGGAAAGATACCGCGATAGGGCATATCCAAAACGTACGCCGTGAGGGTGATTTTTTGGTAGGCGACGCATATATAAACGACGAGATAGCGATCAAAATAATAAAAGAACAAGGAATAAAGGAGGTAAGTTGCGGATATGACAGCAAACTAATCGA